TATAAAGCCTCTTGGTCTGTATCATATGAATCTTTAGCAACAACACCCCCTGCTTTATTAAGTACATTTTTTATAGCATCTCCAAAATTAAAAAACAATCCTCCGTTCCAAGTTATTGAATTTCCTGTTGCCTTAGACAAAAAAGAAGAAAGTTTATATTTAACAAGACTCCATACATTGTTTCTTATTGCTTTGCCTAAAATATAATCATCAGCAATATAATTTGGAGTTTGTTCACTGAATTGAAATACAAGTTTATTGTTAACTAAATCAAAAACTCCGGATATATCATCAATTAAAAGATTTGATGATGTTACATGATATTGAATATTATTACCAAGATCATCAATCAAAATATTACCTAAAGCATCAACATACTGAACTTTAGTAGAAGTTATCGCTAATGCTAAAATTCCTTTATCTGAAATATTGAACCAAGTTCCTACCGATAATCCTGGAGATGCAGCTAAATTAACAAGTGCTGAATATGTTACAATTGAAATAATATTTTTATCTAAAACAACCCATTGTTTTATATTTGTATCGTAAACTTTATGTACCATTAGACCTGGCGTATTATCATACCAAATCATGATTATATTATCCGGAGGAGTGTTACCTATATAAACTCCAGAAACTTGTCCTAAATTTTTTGTAGCCATATTATATTCCTTCTTGTTTTAAAAAGTTATCAAATGCTTTTACAAACGAATTTTCTAATTCACCTTTATTAGTTTCTTCATCTACGTTCTCATCAGCGTAAAAATCAAAGGGATTCTGTTGTTCATCTCCTTCATTTTCTTCAACATTATTTTCATTGTTTAAAGAATTTTGTTGATTTGATTGAGACATTAATTGAGCATTTTTATTTTGTAAAAACACTCCATTATTAGGAGAATCACCCCCTTCTAATGGTTTCATTTCATATTTCTCTCTTGCTTCATTTACAGTCATAAAACTATTAACTTTATCAATGTCCATCTTTAATTCTTCATCAATGGTTAAACCATTTAATCCAACAAATATGAATTCAAAATCAGGATTAATTTGCTCAATTATATATTTGTTTATCTTTCTCTGAACGAATTTAAGAAGAGGATACAACCCTTTGTCTTTTGAATTTTTCAATCTTTGTTCTTGACTACCTTCAAACATTCCTCCATTTCCAGAAGAACGGCTAATATCCCATCCAATTTCAGTCGGATCAATTGAATAAATAGCACACGCAAGTTTGATTAGATATTCCATCCAAGAATTATATTCCATATCACGATTGTTCTTTTGAAGATCAATCCAATCTACATCTGCTTCTACAACAGGAGTTTTCCATGATTGCATTACTCCTGAAATCATAGACTGCCATTGTTGTTTAAATTGTTGTAAAGCCGCTTCGTTATTAGTTCCTTTAATTCTTAACAATCCCTTAGGCGCTGAACCTTGACTGAAGAAACGTCTATTGTATTCATCTCCCCATAGCATTGAAGTGACCACATTAATAAGTTCTTCGAGTTCGGAATAACCATAACCATTAGCAAAAATAGAAGTAGAAGGATTGCGAATACCAAAACAAAGTTCCCAAGGATAAAATTCATTTACTTTCATATTTTGATAAACCTGAACATATGAAGGATAATATCCATGAATCTTTGAGCCAAAATCATTTCTATCTTTCCAAACATTAGCCCCTTGTCTTTGAAAAAAGACATTATTGTAATCTTTATCGAAAAAAGAATCAGACAACCTAAAAGTAGAAGCATCTGTGGCCATAAAAGATTCAAGTTGTCCTCTTCTATTTCGCACACATTCAAACGTCATTTGATCATATATTAAAGAATCATCTACTATTTTACGAATAAATGTATCAAAATCATCATGATCCCATTGAGAAACATTTCCTCCCTTTAATATAAAATCAGTAATTGCAAAAGCAATCTTTTTGTCTTTATTATCCATATTTTGTTCTACGCCTCCCTTAGGTTTTTTTCTTATTTTAAAACCATTTGAATATTTATTTTCTTGAGGCTCAGCAAAATCTGCTATCTGATTTTTTCTGGTTTTAATGATAGAATTGATAATAGGAGTTTTAGACATTCGCTTTAATGTCATATAAGACAAAGAAAACGGTTTATCTTTATAACCTAAATTAGAATTAAATTCTAATGGATCAATAAAAAATGCTTTAGGATTTTGTTCAACTTTATTTTGAATAGCATTTACTACCTGACTTGCTTTAACCATATCATCAGGAGAATCTGAACGTAAAGCCTTTTCAAGCATTCTGAATTTTTTAGCTTCTAATTTTGCTTTAGCGAGTTCTATTGCATCTAATTGTTTAGATAAATTACTCATATCATCAAATAATTTTACTTTACATATTCTATAACTGTAAATTGATATATAAGATAAAAGGAGAACATTTTCATGCCCTCCTTTTACAAAAAAAATTATGTACTTTACTTATAACTATTCATTTTATTCTCTAATTTTTGAGTAATAATAGTATCAAAGATAATGTACTTAATGCCTAATATTTCATGTATTATTATTGCTTCATCAAGATATTCATAAAGTTTTGAATTATCATCAAAAGAAGTTATTTCTATGCCTTCTCCTCTTTCTATATCTTCGCATAATTTATCAAAAGCGTCTATTGATATAGCATCATTCATCATTAATTTTGAAAGATATTTCATATCTTTAACAGAAGTGTCAAGATCAAACGCTATTAATTGTAAATCAATATCTAATGGTTCTTGAAGACTTGTTATTTTTCTTGATATAGGCATTTCTAACTTTATTTATAAAATTATTTTGATATAAGATCTTTACTTTTTGGTTGAAATTTAGAACGTTGTTTTCCTTGGCCAATTGTCATTTTCCAATATTTTTGAAATTCACACAACCACATTTCTATTTGATGAAGTGTTATATTACATTCTGAATTAGTATAATAACACCCCTTAATTTTATCCCAATATAAATATTGCATAGAATCTTTTTTTTCTTCTCCTATTTTATTTAACCATTTTTCTGATTCATCTCTTAACCAATAAATAGCTTGTTTTTGTTTTACTACAGTATTAAGATTTGGATAAATAAGACGTATGCCAATAGAAGCGCCCGGACCAACATTCGTAAAATCATTTTGATCAAACTTCATAAACTTTCTATTTGTATATCTCGGAATATAAGTAAAGTCCTGATAAAATTCATGAGCGATAAAGTCTGCAATAGCAGGAAATGTTTTTAAATATTTTATAATATCTTCTGGATTTTTAGCAGTAATTACTTTAGCAATTATCTTATCTATGTTTTTATGAAGATAGGGAGTAACAACTTCTGTATAACAATAATCCCTTGAATGACCAGGAGCAGCCATAGTGTTTATAAGATAAGCTGATGTAAAAGGATTCTTTCCTGAATTACGAACTCCTGCTATAAATCTTGAAAATTCATTTTCATCATATTCTTCCCAATTAGGAATACCATTGCGCCATTTAGTGGCAGTGGCTGAAGTGAATGTTTCAGGATTATTAAAAAAACGGAAAACCATTAATTTCCAAATCAAATTTTTTAAAGAAAGTTCTTCATCAAGAAGAATATTTTTTATTTGCCACTGGCTATTTCGATCAAGTTCCCGATAAATATTTGTAAATTTTGATTCTTGAAAAATTTTATTATTCGTCCAAGGTCTTTCTTTTTTATCTATAAACCTTTTTTTCCAAATCATTTGACGTTCATACATAGTCTCAAAGAAAAGACGTAAATGAGGTTCATACACTTTTAAACTTTCATTTGGTAGTTTATTATACCATGCTGCGTGTTCAAACATAATTATAAATTTTTTGTGTTTAATCTTATTATAAATTCTCTTTTAGCTTCTATATTTTCTCTTTTCATTAATTTTATCAAATCTGTTTTTTTTAATTTTTTGAAAGGTCTATGAAATGCATTTATTAACTTTATTTCTCTAATGTCAAAGTTACACATATTCTTATTAATTTTAGGTTTACCATAAAAATAAACCGAAACTAAAGGAAGATAATCATTGCCGTGAAAACTATAAATTTCAAATAATTTATCACCCCAAATACTATCATCTGCATCTCTAATAACATCTCCTATTTTAAAATACTTCCAAATTTTATTATTGCAATTCTTCATAATTAATTTTAATAACTGTGTATAAAAAAGGAACCAAGTTTCACAACTTAATTCCTTCAAAAATCAACACAAACCTTTCTATTAAAATTTAAATGTTACTAATTGACGTGGAGTCAATTCATAATCTACATCATCTTTTAATCCTTTCAAAATTTCGCAAGCCTTAATATCAACTAATATATTACAAATTACTCTCACAATATCATTGTATTCAATTCTTGCTTTAGCTTCTTCCTGAGTTGAAGGAGCATTAACCGTTTTTTCTTTTGCATCTTCATTAGAGAAAGTGTCCATAGCAACGCTTCCTTCTCTTGAAACATAAGTTTCTTGCCAACTATATATTTTATAACCGCAATCAATTTTAATACCATCAGTCCACCATTTATCTGGTTCTGTGGTAGGAGCATTGCCGCAATCTTTGATTTTCTTATCTGCTTCAATTTTATTTGCTGCTAAAGAAGCTGTTAATTCAGGCAAAATAATTTCATCTACCTGAGTCTTAATTTCTTTACCAGTTTTTGATAATTTAATGTTTCCACTATAATTCATGGAATCCATTATATCAGATTTTTCAATCTGTTCTTCAGAAGCTTGTTTTTCAAAAGGATTTTCTTCTTCGTTTCCCTTTGTTATTTTGTTTTCTTCAACTTCTCTGACTTCTTTAGCATTAGTAAAACTGCCATAAATACGTTCTACTTGAGAAGCTCTTGCATTTTGAATTGCTTTTTGAATCTCATTCATATTTTTATTTTTTAATATTATTTGTTATACAAAATATGAGCAAACCAACCAACTACTACGCCAATTGATCCAAAAATTACATTTGAAATTGAATTCCAAATAGGAGTATAATGCATATATAACAAAACGCCTGCAATTATAACTAAAATAACTACAATCAAAATAATATTCTTTTTCATATTTTTATCTTTTTACACCAACTAATTCATATAAACCTTCAAGCGTTGCTTCTTTTTCTTCTTTATCCAGTGTGTAACCACGATCATCTGGTTTAGAAAGTCTTTTTAACAAAGGCTTGCGTAATTCTTCAGCTGAATATTTCTTAAACGCTTCTTTAATTTTTTTAAGAGATTCTTCTGATGTATCATCATCTTCATAATAATTGATATAATCAGAAATTATATCATCAGCTACCTTCTTTAAATTCTTTGGAATAGGTTCATTTGTTTTTCTTTTCTCGGCTTCTTTTATATTTTTCAATTCTTTTTTATACGAAACACCGCCACTTAATTCATATAAACCTTCAATCGTTGCTTCTTTTTCTTTTTCATCCAGTATATAACCACGATCATCTGGTTCAGAAAGCCTTTCCATTAATGGTTTCAATAATACTTTTGATGGATATTTTTTTAATAACTCTTTAATTTTTTTAGCAGATTCTTCTGATGTGTCGTAATCTTCATAATAATTCACAAACTCAGAAACTATTTTATCAGCAACAGTTTTTAGATGCTTTGGATCAAAATTTTCTTCTTTTTTATCTTTTGCATCGCTTTCTTTACTTTCTAATTCTTTTTTATCTTTTGCATCGCTTTCTTTACTTTCTAATTCTTTTTTGTCTGAATTATCACTTCCTCTACTTTCTAATTCTTTTTTAGCAGCATCTCGTAATTCTACAGGTGCATTCTTATTTTCCATCACTTTTTTAAGAGTTTCATCATCAGTATTTTTAGCATATTCAGAAATTGATTTATTTCCGTTTGTTTGTTTTTTAGAATCTTTTGAAGAAGTATATTCATTATAAGCTCTCGTTAAATATTGAAGACCTACTCGATTTTTTGTTACTATGTTACCATTTTCAATAACTCCAGTATAACTGTCTCCAAACGAATTAACTACTGTTATATGATTACCATTAATTGTTAATTTATCATTGTGACTTGAGGTAAATGTTTCTTGCGACGTATTATTAGTTTCTTGTTTTTTAGAAACATTTCCGTATTCTTGTCCAACCCTTTTCAAACGTCTATTTTTTGGATTATCTGCATAAATTCCATGACGGGCTTTCTCAATATCAATACCTTCTCCAAAAATTTTTTCAATATCGATACCTTCTCCAAAAGATTTCAAAATATTGTTTTGAACTTCTTTTTTGTGATTTAAAAATTTTCCTTCAATTTCTCCCATAATTACATTATTTAATTGGTAAATTATAAAATTCTTCTAATGTATATTTTTTATTATAACTGTATTTTTCTTTTTGATTATTAACATCATCAAGCATATTCTCAAGTAAACTCTTTCCATTTTCAGTCTGATAATCTGTATTGTTATACACAGAAAGATTCAACCAAGTCATTTTAAGATTAAATATTATTTTACCTAATAATTCATCTTCATTAATTTTAGAAAATTCGCTAAACCGAGTTGATATCCATTGAGCCATTGGTATTAAATCAATATTTATAGGCTCTTGATAAGGAGTTATTGATTCAATAAATTTTTCAAATGTTTTCGGACCAAATCCTGCTTTTAGTTTGGGAATATTATCAGAAGTATCTCCCAATATTACTTTATATAAAAGAACTTCAAATGGTTTAGCAGGAATAATTTGAACGTCAGTATCTAAATATTCATTCCAAAATACTTCTTTTTCTGGGATACAATACATTTTAAGATTTTTGGAATTATTATCGAATAATGATACATTTTTATTCATTATTTGACGTATATCTGAATCTCCAGTAATGATCACCAAATCTTCATCAAGAATATATCCAAAATAAATTGCCCATATATACAACAAATCGTCGCCTTCTGCTCCCATGACTTTACTGACGATTATACCTTTATTCCTTAAAAGGTCTTCAAACATATATAAAACATTCAAGAAATGCTTGTAAAATGGATCTCTGACCCTTGTAAGAGCATATTTATAATCATCATATAAACTATATCTCCATGATGACGAATCAATTACAAAAGCTACTCGTTTAACCTCTTTGAAACGTTTAATTACTGCGCACATGTCTATTATACATTTACGGAGTAAAACTTGTTGTTTCTCGGGATCACTTAATACATCTGACATATCTTGACCCTTGTAATATTGAGAAAAAACGCCGAAGCATTTATGAAATGCATAATTTCCATCAAATAATATATTCATTATTTAAACATTTTATTATAATAACTATGGCGATTAATCTAAAAAAAATAACCCCCTATACACAAGAAAAATCTTTAATATATCCTAAAAAATGTTTTGCTCTGGTTATGGCTACATAAACAAGATTTTTTTCTTGTTCAGCCATCCAAGGAATTTGCATACAATATTTCAGATACAATTTATCTTCACAAATTATAAACACTCTATCACTTTCTAAGCCTTTTGATTTATGTATCGTGCTTAAACAAATTCCATCTTTATTATCAGAAAAAATCATATCTATGCGATCAATTACTTCTTGAGTTGATAATAATCCTTCTGATAAAACTTCAATGGCTTTTAATTTATCTTCATAAGTTTTATAAATTTCAGTTTCTTTGGCTTCTTCTTCTGTGCATTTCTGTTTTGTAACCACTTTACCTATTATCCTTGATGATTCCCTTTCAAGCCTTTCTATAACATCACTAATCTGATTACGATTAGTTTTCTTAATCATATTAGTTAGATTTGTCCCTATATCTCTGCCTTTAACATACGCTTTAACTCCTTTACTGATATATTGCATACATAATTTAATCAATGGAGCTGAAACTCTACAAAGTATCATATCGCCATCTTTTACATCAGATATTAAACTATCTTTTGAAACTATTCCGGAAGGAGCATTATCTCTTGCTTCTATTTGAGGAACAAGTTCTTTAGCTGAATTTATAATGTCTGAATCGCATCTATAACAAACTGAAAGAGGAAGTTTAACAGTATTAGGAATGCTTTTCAATAAATTGAAACTTTCAACATCAGCTCCGGCAAAACCGTATATTGCTTGTCTTGGATCTCCCACTGCAACGAAACGTCCATTAGGTTTTAAACATTTCAAAAATAAATTTCTTTGAGCGGCATTCAAATCTTGACATTCGTCTATAAAAACCCAATCGTATTGTTCTATCGGTATTTTCTTAACATTAGGGAAATAAATCATATCTGTAAAATCTATAATTTGAGTTTCACTTTCTCCCCATTTTATTCCCTTAATTGCAATATCAATCTCATTGTCTAAGACATCAATATTATGTTTAAAAGCCATATCATCAAGCTCTTTTTCATTTTTTATTAGATTTACTCTTCCAAGGTCAATCAATTTAATTATATTTTGTTTCCAATTAGACATTTCTTCATCTGATAATGAAACAATAGGTTTAATTGCTCCGTATTTAATTCCATTATTCACCCAAGACCTGTATTTATCGCTTGAAAGTTTAGAATTCAAACAACGCATAACCGATGAAGCTCCAAGACTATGAATAGTCTTTACTTCAACATTATTCATATTTCCAATCTTTATCTTTAACTCTTCAACAATAGCCTTATTGAAAGCTAAAAACAAAACTCTCTTATCTTCAGGAATAAGTTTCAAAGCATTAACAATTGTAGTAGATTTTCCTGAACCGGCAACTGCATCAATGACAGCATTTCCTTTACCTTTTTGAATGTAAATATAAACTGCTTTTTGATATTTACTTGGTACAAATGTCATAATATTGAGTATTTAGTTATTAATTCTGAAGTAAAGGTAATACCTTTTTTCACCAAAACAAAATTTTTTGTAAAGTTTTTGGTAAAAAAACCAAAGATTTAATCTTTTTTAAATAAAAAAAGGAGCTGCACAAAAGCAACTCCTCTTAATGCATTAATAATATGATTAAACATTTAATATTAAATTATCTTTTTCAGCTAAATCGATCAATTCCTTTTCTAAAGGTGTCCAGCCACAAACAAATATCAATTTAAATCCTTGAGCTTTAGCAGCTTTATGCCAAGCATTAGATAATGTTTTAAAGCGTTTATCATTCATATAAAAATTGAAATCTGATACGGAAATTTCCCACCAAATACAAGTCATAGAATCATTTCCTGTTTTATAAGAATAAGTAATAATTCCTTCTTTTAGACTCTCAATTTTTTTGAGAATATTTAATATGAATCTTTCTATTTTCATTGCATTATATTAATTCACAAGATCCTCCGGAACATCCAATTGCTGCCATATCTCCGGAAAATATATTTTCACGATTGCTCATTATAGAATTAAAATCAATATCATTGTTATCAAGAAAATCTTTAATATCATTGAATTCTTTTTCAACATCTTCTGAAGATAACCTTTGAAATGGAGCATTATCATAAATTTGATCTCCTTGTTTTGGTAATAATGATACGCCTGTAAAAAGATAATCATTAGTGAACAAAACGGAAGCTACTTCATTCCATTCATCTTCAGCAACTTCTACTGTAGCAGATACATTGTTAGAAACCGCTTTATTTATTAAACTTCCCTTATTTATCCAGTAATGTTTTACCATACTAATAAATTTCAAATGTTCCACCGCAGAAACTTTATCTTTAACAACCAAATTATTATTCAAAGATTCAATTGGAAAACTTATAACAGCTTCATCTTCCCTTAAAATTTTAACCATGGGAGTATTCTTTAATGCTAAAAACTCTGGACTATTAGTTTTAATTCGCACCCTTCTCAAATACTTATAATCATGAGCCGGATGAATGCCGCTACAAAATAATCCAAGAATGCTTGAGGCGTTTCCAGAAGGTTTAATCGTCGTACAAGTAAGGCTTTTATTTATGCCGAACTTAGCAGCATATTCAGCGTTCGTTTCAACAACTATTTTAGCACCTTCTCTTAATACTTCACCTTTTAGAATAGGATTGGCATACAAGCCTGTAATGCTCACCCCAATGGCTCTATCATGTTCTGCTATTTTTTTAGAAGCAGAAGATAAATATTTGAAATTTGTATAAAGAGATTGAACTGTAGCTACAAAAGAAGCTACTCTACAAACTTCATAAAAATCTTCTTTCGTTTCAACTTTTTCAGCATTAATTTCTACCAAATTACAAAATGCAAAACCAGTTTTGCCATCGATATGAGGCTTCATTACAATCTCTGCACAAGGATTAACCGTATATTCAAAATTCTTTACATTAATGAATCCTGGTTCACCGAATTGTCTTACAATAGATATTTTTTCTTTCAATTCTTTATAATTAATTGAATTCTCAAAAGTAGTCAATATGCTATTATTAGCCATAGCTCTTTGAGGATTTTCAATCCACCAATTACCAGTTTTTGATCTTAACATCAATTCGTCTTCTTTATCAAAAAGAGCTATCATTGCTGAACGCCTTACACCTCCGCTTACCACACTTTCAGCAATAAAACAAATTATATCATGAATCTCTATACTCTTTAATTTCCTTCCCTGAGCAAGTTTCATTATCTTTTTAATATTATCATGAGCTTTTATTAAAGGCTCCGGACCAGGAGCTACGAATTTACCATCTATTAAAGACCCTACTGGACGAATATTATCGAATATTATTTTAGGCATAATTCCTTCAAATAAAGAATACATTAATACACGAATTGATTCCGACCAACCTTCGATACTGTCTTCAACTTCATATTCTACACTACCAAAATCATGTAAAAATTTAACTTCCGGAAGTTTATTTATAAAATCTTTATGAAGAGAATATCCTACACCAGCGCCGCATAACAATAAATACATTATTTCATTAAAAACTTCAATCCTATCTATGTATGTACTGGAACAATTATACAACTTTGCTTCATGCTTTAAAATACCACTATTTTTATTCGAAGAAGCAAATTGTCTTCCTCTTTGCGAAGACAACATTTTTCTTTCGTATTCAAATTCTTTTGCTT